AAGCTTATAAAATGTCTGTCTATCTGGCTAGAGACAAGAAGCCTTTCCCTGAGTTTGATTACAAAAAATATTTAAATGAAGAATTCGCAAGAACGCTCCCCGCAAGAATTAGAATGCTTATCAAAAGGTACGGTATACGAAATGCTGTGCTACTCACTATTCCCCCTTGTGGGACTATTAGTATGCTTCATGGTGTTAGCAGCGGTATAGAGCCTATCTTCTCTGCTATGTACAACAGACGTTATCGCCATAATAATATCTGGAAAGAGCAATTAGTTGTAGACCCGCTATTTGAAGAGTTTCATAACGGAAACAAACCTTTAGGTGCTTTTGTAGGTGCATACGATGTAACCCCAGAAGAGCATATTAAAGTACAGGCTACGGTCCAGAAGTACATTGATTCCTGCATATCTAAAACTATTAACCTACCTTCTGAGTCTGATACTGATGACTTCTCCCAAGTCGCTTTAGATTACGCTTCTTATATGAAGGGATTGACCGTGTACCGCGCAGGATCTAAAGGAAATGAGCCCTTGCAAGCTATTCCTCTTACGGAAGAGAATATTACTAAGTATATGGGTACTCAAGAATCCTCTAATGTAGCAGCAGGGGATATGTGTTCAATTTCTGGAGGAGATTGTTAAAATAATTTAATAGAATATATACCTCCGTTATCTATATAACATAAGAGGTGTATATATGGCTTTTAATCCGTTCCCCAGAGATGCTAGAAATTTAGCAAAGCGTAGTAGACAGTATTACAGACAAAGAAATAATATAACAGATCCTACTGCTGCAACTAATGCAAATACTAGCAATAATAGCGTTCAAAGTAATATAGTAAACGAGTGGATATTCTTATCCTCGACTCAAGGCACTCAGACTACTACAATTTATGATACGGCTATTACTGGAGGGCAGCAAGACTCCCTAACCCTTAATACTGGTGCAGGGTTCCCAGGAACAAATAACTATGTTGGCTGGAATGCTAGTGGTTTACAATTGTTCCCCACCGCCGCTGCTGGTGCTAGGCAGATCCAGTATAAAACTGCGACAGGTGGCCCACAACCTAAAATATACACAGCATGTAGAGCCTCTAATGAATTAACTATAGAGGCTTGGGTCACCCCTTCTGGTGGTGGAACTATGGCAGTTGATCAGGGTTACGGAGTGTCTGGCCCTGCCAGAATTATAACCTTTGGCCCTCCCAACTATACCTCGATCTCCTGGGATCCCAGCGCGAACGATACAACTTTAACTAACTTTGCTATTGGCTTAGGCTATGGTTATGCAGGCACCGATCCTGCAACCTATAGAGGCTTCCTTAGGACTAGTACTTCTCTCGCGGGCCTGGGAGGTCTACCTGAGTTAAGTGCTGGTGCCGCAGTTTCCGCAACGAGCCAGCAGGTAGCTTTAACCGCTTCTGATTGTGGAAGTGGAATTATGGAAGTTAAGATGTTCCTTAACGGTTCCGCTGATCCCACTTACGGATGGCGAGGTAAAGGTAGTGTTTCGTCTGGCTTTTTTGATGCTTGGTCCGCTTCTGGTGGTACTGCGTATGAGATTTCAATTGGAGGCAACTCTATCAATGGAGAACAGCCTTTCTCTGGTACTTTAAATGCTATTAGATTATATGATAGGGCATTAACTGGGGATGAAATTTTTGATAACTATAGTGCTGGCCCATCGGGAGTCGCCGCACTTCCTGCTCCCAAGTCGTCAATACCTGTGTCCTCCGTAGGCGCAAGCATGGCAGACGGTAGTGCAGAGGTAGAAGTTCATGTTAGTGGAACTAGGTCTAGTTCAATAACTTTAGGATTCTCTGTAGTTGCTGATGGGTGGACTGAAGGGCAGCAGTATAGTGTGGTTCCAAGCGATCATACTCTTACTTTAGCTGCGGCTAGAAAAAGTAAGCCAGTTACTATTAACTTCCTGAGTGGAAACGCTTCCTCCGTAGAAGTTTCGGTAGGCTTAAGTTCTACTACCGCTGGAACTATAGTCTCCCCCGCCTCTGCGGTTATCTCTGTATCTTCTGCCTCTGGAGCCCCTACCTGGGGATTTAATCTAAGCACAATAGATGTGCCTCATAATTACTCCTATATGACTAGGCAGATAGTAGTTTCCGCTGAGGATAAATATTATGGACATTTAAGTGCCCACGTTCAGTTAAGCGCCTATGCCTCCAATATAGGTTCTTACACATTATCCTGTGCGTCAGGCGCTTATTCTTCTGCCATAATGACGGGAAGTGATGTTGAAGTTTATATCCCATCAGGAACTACTTCTGCATTAGTTAATGTTTCCGCAAGTATCGGGTGGCCTGATCTTGATTACTTTACCATGAGCGCAGTCTCATCTACCACCACCACTTAAGAGGTTTATATGGCACATTCAGTATTTTCAGAATTAACAGTTAGTAGTCTTCCTTGGCCTAATATGCCAGGACCAGGCAATACAGGTTGCCGCCTCCCCGAAAGTTCTTTAAAAAGCCCTTATGGACAACCTTGGTGGGAGCCAGATGACAAAACTCCCTCGTCCGCTTATTTTGGAACAATACTTAGCTCTACCCCTTCAGGAACTATTATAACTGGTTATAAATTCCAACACGTAAGCATAGCTTCAGGTGTTAGTGGTTTAACTTTTAGGGATTGCGTGTTTGATGCGAATATGTATGGAAACTATAGATATTCTCCTTCTGGCGATGGAGGTAACACCTATATTACGGGGGCCACCTTGATTGATTTTGATCGAGATTACGGCAAGCCTCCTAGAAATATAACCTTAGATTATTGCACTTTAAGGAGAGGATACCGCGCAACCCGATGCACCAATAATTATGTCGGGTTATTTAAAACTATAAAAAATTGTGCTGTAACAGATATGCACTCCCACTGGTACGCAATTTTTGATAATTTTCATCATGAAACCAGTGCAGTTATTAAAGATAATTGGTTTGCCAGATTAGGTAGGCAAGATACGGGCTATAGCTCGGCTAAAAGTTTAATTGATATATCTAAGAACTACGGAGGTCATTGCGGATCTGGGTTTATTTTTAGTGGTAACTATGTAGACACAGGATCTGATTGGTTATATCGAAGTGATAATAAAGCCTATACAGAGACAAACACTTATGCTCCTCAATGGGATCCTTGCGCTGAGGACTGCTGCCCAGAGGCGTCTCATGTACCTGTCGGCGCATACGCTTTAAATTCAATATTTTATGATGTTGCTGATTATTACTCAAATACTTATCTTTGTAATATAGACGTATCTGGTAACTGGTTCCAAGGATGGTCTGATGGTGCAAGTGCCACTAGTGATAGCGCCTTTATTAAATATGGGACTTGGAATTCCGCAGGTACTCAAAACCGTACTTGGCGTTTCGGTCAAAACAAATTTGGTAGAGACTTTACTGGAGACTTTAGTGCTATTTCAAATAACGGAATCGTTAATGGATCGGTTAGCGTAGACTTTTCTCAGCAGGAGTGGATGGATGGGGGCACCTTAACCTTAGCCTCTGAATGGGCAGGAGCCCCTGGAACTACAGGCCAGTCCTTCTCTGATTACAGTCGTTATTTATGTGCTAAAGTATACTATACCTGTGATACTGATCTTTGGGATTGGGCTAAGGAAGCTGATTACTTCTGTAATGGTAACGACTGTCCTAGCTTATAATAACGGACTATTATAGGATATGCCTATATATGATTTTGTATGTTACGATTGTAAATTAATCTTCGAGAAGGAGTACTCGATGAAGAAGGCTCCCTCTCGAAGTAAATGCCCCGAGTGTAATAAACTTTCTAGTAGAGATTATCAAGAGATAGCTATTCATTTTAAAGGTGACTGCTATACTAACCGAAGGAAAGCTCAAAGAGGGGCCACAGACCAGAAGGTTCTTGGTAGACACGCAGAGATGCTCGTTAACAAAACCAAGGAATCCTTAGAGACTGCAAAGATTGGTGACTTCTACAAGCACGTTGAGCCTAGTGAGCATTTTAGTGAGCATTACAAAGACTTTAGAGTTCAGAAAAAATTAAATGTCAAAGAACAAGAGGAAAGGAACAGACGGCAAGCTAGTATAGGTGCGACAGTAGATAAACTTGGGACAATACATAAGCAAGTACCTAGAAGAATCAAGTAATGGCATACGACTTTAGTGAAAATGTACAGAGAGGTATCCTCTACCTCGCCAAGTACAATAAAGATTTCTTTTCTCAAATTACCCCTCTCGTTAAGCCTGAGTACTTTGAGTTTCCTATCCACTCCAATATTTACAACTCTATTGTAGATTTTCATTCCAAGTATCAGAGTATTCCTTGTGATGATTTTATCTTGGAGGTGTGTAAGAAGAATAAGGATTCCAAAGAGAATACCTCTGATTACACCGATGAGTTAATCCTTATTAACAGGATGGATACTTCCTCGATTGGTAATGAGGAGTTCTTCCTGGATGAGATTGAGACTTTCGCTCGTAAAGAGGCGATGAAGGAAGCCATCACCCGATCCATTGGTTATATCCAGTCGGATGATTTTGAGCGCGTAGAGGAGGAGGTTCGTTCTGCACTTACGGTTAACAGGAATGTTGATCTCGGCCAGAACTACTTCGATTCTATTACCGCTCGATGGGTCAGGATGCTTGATCGTAATAACGAGGATAAGTACAGAACCATCCTGCCCACACTTAATCGAGAGTTAGAGGGTGGTCTATCTGCCAAAGAACTTGCTATGGTGGTCGCCCCTCCTGGGGTCGGTAAATCTGTGTTCCTCGTTAACCAAGGCGTGCATTCGCTAATGGAGGGTAGGAAGGTTCTTTATGTCTCACTTGAGATGAGTGAGGATAAGATCGCCCAAAGGTTCGACTCGGTTATGACTCTAATTAACCAGAAGAGTCTCCCTACCAAGCAAAAGGTTCTACAAGAGCGACTTGAGGTTTTCAAGGATAACTTCCCTGAAGGTCAGCTTGTCATCAAGGAGTTCCCTACTGGAGTGGCTACCGTGTCCACTATCAGGTCGCTCCTGTCGCAGCTACAGAACTTCGAGGGCTTCACCCCCGATCTCCTCATCGTGGACTATCTGGAGCTACTAGGGACGAGCAGAGAGGGTCCTGAGTACCAGATCCAAGAGATGCTGGCCCGAGAGCTTAGAGGGCTTGCCGTGGAGCATAATATGCTTGTGTGGACTGCTACCCAAACCAACAGGCAGGGAGCAAGAGTTAATGTTATTACTGACGCAGAACTAGGAGATTCTTATGGTAAGTTTAGAACAGTGGATTACGCTCTATCTCTTAACCAGACCGAAGAGGAATTCGATGAGGAGAGGATGAGGTGTTACGTTATGAAATCTAGGAATGGTAAAACTAGATTTGTAACAGGGATGACAATCGACTATAATACCTTGAGTATGTCAGAGTTGTCTACCGATGCTGAAACCCATGAAACCTAAAAAATCAATACCTAACCACCCTCTAGAGGTTAACACAGGAGTTAAGACCTTTAAGATTGAGCAAAAAGCTTTAACTAAAGATAATCTCTATGGTTGTGTAGAATTTCATAAGTCTCTTCTAACTATTGATCCAAATCAATGTATTGAGGATTATAGAGGAACGCTTTTCCATGAGATTTGTCACATAGGTTTTGATCTGTATGGGCTGGGTGATGACGATGAGATGCCTCAAATTGGTAACGAATTTTTAACTACAGTAACTTCTAATATGATCCAGCAACTAGCTGGGCTAAACAGGGAACTCTTTAAATTTATTTTTGATGACGAAAGCGACTGATCTACTACTAGCTTACGAGAATCTTAACTGGGAGGTATACGTTAGCCTTTCAGAAGATCTCACTAAGATTAACACTTTGAGTATTGATGATGAGCTTGCTAGGCAGGCTACAGTATTCTCTTATTACGCAGGGCTCTACGAGCACGCTAAAAGAGATTCAGAAATTATCGAGATTGAATTGGATGAGGAAAGGGCTGCTGCTAGAATAAGGGCTCAATCTGAGTGCGAGGCAGCAGGTAAGAGACCTACGGCTAACATCCTTGATAGCTATGTAAACTCTGACGCTGATTGCAGCGCCTTGTCTCGTAAACTTACAGACTCCAAGTATCGTCTTGGACTACTGAAAAGCCTCATGTCCTCCTTGTCGCATAAAAAAGATATGCTTGTGCAGATCTCGGCAAATCAGAGGAGTGAAAAAGGTATCTACTCTTAACTAACTACTATATAACGGAGATAACTATGGACTTTAACAAGATTCGTGAGCAATACGCCAAGATGGAAGGCACTCACCAGGGTAATTCTGGTGGTGGGGACTTTATTAAGAAGTTTTACTCCATCCCTGAGGGCAACTCGGTTGTTCGCATCCTTCCCCCCAAGGATGAGGATAAGCTCTTCTATGCAGAGACCGCAATTCACCGAGTCCCTACTGGCGATGGTCAGACTCGTAACTTCCACTGCCGTAAGGTGCATGGAGAGTCTTGCCCCATCTGTGATGCGTATTACGCTCTCTGGAAAGAGCCTCACAAGGATGAGTCTCTAGCACGGCAGATTAAGCCTCGCGCTCGTTACTACATGAATGTAGTTGACCGCGCTACTGATGAGGTTAAAATTCTGTCTGTCGGCGTAATCCTCTTTAAGAAGATTATTTCCACCATTCTTGACGAGGATTATGGTGATGTTACTCAGCTTGATGAAGGCCACGACTTCAAGCTTAACAAAGTTATGGAAGGTCCGTGGCCGAAATATGACCAATCAGCATTCCGACCTAAGGCTACCGCTGCTGGTACTAAGAAGCAGATTGCTGAGTGGATGGACGAGCTTCATGATATTCATGGGCTGGTCAAGCTGGAGGAGTACGATACGTTCAAGCAGGTTGCTGACACTCTTCTGGCAGGAAAGGGAGTCCCAGAGCGGACCCCTAACGATGGTCCTAATTCCGAGGTTTCGGATGATGACTATCTGAGCAGACTTAAAGGTTAACTATGAGAGGTATCTTTGTAACATATTTACTTTGTGCTGTGATTGCTATGGGGTTCGCGTCCTGTGCCGCTCTTGAAGGAATCTTCGGGGAAGGTACTGTGTTCACCACAGCAGATCAGCTAGAAGAAGGAGAAGTAGGGGCAGTAATTCCTTACGACCAACTTCCTGACTCCATTAAGGAAAAGATTCCAGAGGGAACTCAGGTTGTAATGGCAAATAAAGACCAGCTTAAAGAGGATGCAGCGTTCATCCCTGCTGGTGGATCCCTTGATGGTGATGCTCTTGGTGGTATGATTGATGCTGGGTTCGGTATAGCGAGTACGTTTATTCCTGCCCTTGCGGCCTGGGAAGGTGTTGTAACTCTTTTCAGCCAGCGCAAACGCAAGCATTACGCTAAAGCACTCAAGGCAGTTGTTCCTCATAAGGGAGATTCGACTATCAACATTGGAGGAGCTTTGAAGGGTATTGCGTCAGCCCTTGGAGCTTCACACTCATCGACCGCCTCAGCAGAGGCACATGCCGCAGAAGAAACTAAAGAGAAAGAAGAAAAAGCATGACTAAGATTTCGGAAGCTCCTGAGGAGCAAATTGAAGGTTACCTAGCAACTATGCTAGAGGGTTATGAGACTAACCTTAAAGGTGTGACTCAATTCATTGAGCAGGCCGAAGCTCAACTCTCTGGAGCTATGGAGCAGAAGGAAGAGATTGTAAATAAGATTGCAGAATTAAAGGAGCTTCTAGATCTTGAAGATGAAGAAGAGAATCCTAAACTGGAACTTGTAAAAGAGGCTGAGTAGTTTTTATAAGTGAGCTATTATAGAGGGAGCCTACGGGCTCCCTCTATTATTTTAACTATGCAAGAACATAAATTACCTGTAGATTCGAGAAACCAATGGGAAGCTATGACCGAGTGGCCTGGCTTGGGAAGAAAACTTAGATTTCTGGTAGCCCCTGCCAACAAAGGTGGTTGCAGCTATTACAGAGCTTGGAGCCCTTTTGAAACTTTACATAAGCAGTTTCCTAATCTTTTTGAGTTTAGATATAATGAAAATCCTCTAGAGATAGATACAGAGAAACAAGAGGAGGGCACTAAAGGTTATGAGGATTTGAATTGGTGCGATGTCTTCTTTACTCAGAATCTTTGTAACTTTGGTGGGCCTGCTACAATTAGAGGTATTGGGCTGGCTAAGGAGATGGGTAAATTTGTATGGTATGATACCGATGATCTCCTTACCAATATTTATGATGATCATCGCTTGAAGCAGTTGTATGTAGAAAATGATCTTGAAAACTTAACTAAGTACATTTATGCTAACTCGGATTTAGTTACTGTAACGCAACAGAAGTTTGCTAAACGAGTAGCGCCTTTCTGTACTGGAACTTTAGCTGTCATTAAGAATGCTATTGATTATGAATTACCTGCATGGAACGCGCCCAAAAGACCTCCTATGAGAAAGAATCAAATGCGAGTAGGTTGGGTAGGAGGAATCCACCATGAGGCAGACGTTAAAGAGTTCGCAGCAGTACCTTCGATGGTCAACCAAAAGGCAGGCCGAGAACGGGTCCACTGGGGCTTCTACGGACGCCCTCCCCGCGACCCTAACAACCCTGATGACTGGCAGCAGGAGGTTTGGGACAATTACGAGAGGACTCTCCTCAAGGGCTTTAAGGGCGCTAAGAACTGGGATGTTTACCAAGCCCTTCCTTCGAGTGATTACGGAATTATGTATAGTAACATTGATATCGCAATAGCTCCTCTTCAAAATAATGAATTCAATGACAGTAAATCAGATATCAAGGTCGCTGAGTGTGGCAGGTATAAAGTTCCGTTAGTCGCTACAGATGTAGGGTGTTATTCCGATACTATAATTAATGGGCAGACAGGTTATTTAATACCCCCAGATGCACCTCCCCAAGAATGGACTAGAGTATTAACGAGTCTCATTAAGAATCCTAAGAAAGTTCGTGAGATGGGGGAGAACCTGCATAGTATAACTGAAAATCTTTTCGATCTTCGTAAGGTGGTATATCATAGATTGGATGTTTTAAAGTTCGCAATGGATCAGAAAGAAGCTAAAATGAGAGGAGCTACAGGTGACTGATACTACAGTAATAATTAAGACAATAGGAAGAAAGACTTTAAACTACGCTATAAACTCTGCCAAGCTTGAAGGTTTTGATGTTATAGTTGTAGCAGACGGCTGTGAGATCCCCCCAGGAGGCGATCATCAGGTAGTAACCCTGGGAAGGAAGTGGGGCTACTATGGAGGCATGGCAGCCAACGTAGGTGCCGCATTAGCCAAGACAGAGTTTATTACTTTCTTAGATGATGACGATGAATTCCTTCCTGGCGCTGGTAAGCACATTAGAAAGAAGCTTAAAAGAAATCCCTCGGTAGATGTTTGGATTGGTGGGGTTAAGTTTCAGCATGAAGTCCAGTTAATGGATCAGGGTAAAGTAACTTATAAAGGAAATACTTTGGCTTGTGATTCTTCCCGAGGGGTAGTGCCTGGTAACGTAGCCATGCCCACTTATCGAACTTCTATATTTTCTAAGATTCCTTTTGCGGATCATATCCCTCCCGAAAATCTTAACCTTATAGATTATGCTCACATTAATCAATGCCTTCAGGCGGGTTACAAGATTGATTGGTTTGGAAGGGCTCTTTATAATGTAAGACCTAGGGACGAAAGAGTAAATGGCGCAGGGCAACTTTAAATTAGGTATAGTAGTTCCTTACAGGGACAGAGAAGACCATTTAAAGGTATTTGCTCCTTATATGAGTAAGTACTTGGAAGAGTTCGATCATGAGATTTATATCGTGGAGCAGCAGGGAGATGGTTTATTTAATAGAGCCAAGCTTTGCAATATAGGGTATGATGTTGGGAAGGATACCTGTGATTATTTTGTTTTTCATGATGTAGACCTACTTCCTTTAGAAGTTGATTACAGCTTTAGGAGGACGCCTACTCATCTAGCAAGAAGATTAGATTACTTAGGGTACAAAGCTTGCTACCCCACTAACTTTGGAGGAGTTACTCTTATGGATAAGATGAGCTTTAAGAAGGTTAATGGATTTTCTAATGAGTATTGGGGATGGGGTGGAGAGGATGATGATCTTAGAATGAGGTGTGTTCGAGAAGGTATCGAGCCTGGTGTCAGTGAGGGTATGTTCATGTCAATGCCTCACCCTCCAACCTCTCATGTAACTGGGGCTGGTGTAGGCACTCCTCATTGGAAGAAGAACAGTGATAGGTTTTGGGCGTTCGCTAATAACCCACAAGATCAATACTACAAGGGAGAGGGGTTAACAACATTGAAGTATACTCTAAAAGGTGCAATAAAGTTTTCCAACTATACGTTATTAAAAGTAGAGGTTTAGATGATTTCTTATGAGAATTATTTAGAGGGAAAGACTGTAGCTATGGTAGCTTCAGGAGGATCCCTTAAAGGTAAAGGGTTAGGTAAGCTTATTGATTCTTATGATATAGTAGTAAGATTAAATAGAGCCCTTCCTTTAGATTCCTCTAAGTCTGAGGACGTAGGTAAGCGCACGGACGTTCTGTACAACACTTTAGATGCTTGGCCCGATGCTGGTGGCCCTATTGACGGTCCTCTTTGGAAGAATTGCGGAGTAAAGTATGTGTGTAGTACGTACCCCAAGTCAGAGTATTTTACCTATCCAGAAAGATCAGAAGGTTTAGATGATATTATCCCTACTAGATGGGTTAGTGATTCTTTATATTATCCTATTAAAGATCAAGTAGTGGGCCGTCCTAACTCTGGCACCGTAGCTCTTGTAGATTTATTATCTTTTAAGTTAAAAGAGGTTCGCCTTTTTGGTTTGGATTTCTTTAGAACTCTTTATGATACTGGGTATCTTAAAGAAGGGGGGAATGTGCAAGACTTTGAAAGGTTGCTCGCTACTAACCCCGACAGACATGATCCTGACAGTCAGTATTTGTTTTTTAAAAACGTATTGTACGCTAATGATGATCGTATTAAAATAGACGATTATTTCGAGCAGATTCTGAATGACCCGAGCTATGATACCATGTACTTTAAAGGAGAATAGTATGATTATTGATTTCGAAAATATACAGAAGAGATGCGAGGATGCTTGTGAGTCCGCAGAGTACTTGTCTTTGGTAGACAAGGTAAATAAGGCAAAGAAGATCTTCCTTCTAGGTAATGGAGGTCTTCATTTCGTTTCGTGTCACATGTCCACGGACCTGACCAGACTCATTAAAGATAAAGCGGTATACTCTTTTGACAGTGTAGGGTTTATTACCTCTAATGCTAATGATCATGGACATGAGCAGGTTTTCCTTAGATGGCTGGAAACTATTATACTGGAATCTGATAACCCAGATGATTTTTTAGTTATAGGGATGTCTTGCTCAGGCAATTCCATTAATGTTATAAATGCTCTTCATTGGGCTAAAGAACGAGGAATGGACACTTTTATGATTTCAGGTCAGAAGTCTGATGTGTTAGATGAAGAGATTTCTGAGTTAGCCTTTGAATGTGATTACTTCCATACCGTAGAAGTAATGTGTATGATGCTTATGTACGAGCTTATCCACAGGACCGAGAATAGGTGCCCTTCAATTAGAGGAGAGAAGAACAGATTGGAAAACTCTCCGCTCCGAGGTGGGACGCAGGACGCATGAAAAGAGTTTGCATGATCCCCGCTAGGGCAGGGAGTACGAGGATTCCCAACAAGAATACTAGACTTCTTGGAGACATTCCTCTTATATCTCATGTTATAAGAACAGCCAAAAAAGCGGACTGTTTTGATGAAATTTATGTTAATTCTGAGTCTGAGGAGATTGGTAAAATTGCAGAAGAGGAGGGAGTTCTCTTCCATAAACGACCAGAGCATCTTTCCTCCGATTCAGCCACTAATGATGATTTCACTAAAGAATTCATGTGCGTGGTAGATTGCGAGTATGTAATTCAATTACTACCTACCTCACCGTTTATATCCTCCAGAGAGGTACAAGACTTCACTGGCGCGGTTATTTCAAATAAGTACGACACTATAGTATCTGTAAAGGATGTTCAGATAGAATGCATTTATGATGGAGATCCTATAAACTTTGATCAGATGAAGCCAACACCTCCTTCTCAAGATCTCACTCCAATACATGCATATGCATGTACCTTGATGGGTTGGAGAAAATCTAAGTTTTTAGAAAACATGGATAAGTATGGGTGTGCTTATCATGGTGGAGACGGTAGTGTGGGGTTTGTTACTTTAAAAGGCTTCTCCGAGATTGATATTGATTATGAAGAAGATTTTAAAATGGCTGAGGCTGTATGGAGTTACTTAAATGCGGGAAAGAGTTGAAGCAGACGTACCCTCTATCCTTAAGAAGGATGGTGTAGAAAATAACGAACTATTTTCCTCTAACCAGGAGGTTGTAAATATTTCTAGCATTTTAGTGGATGCTCCTGATCCTAGTTGGAGCTATAGAGTTATTGATTCTGATAGTAACTCCGCTACTTTAATCTGTCAAAATCCTGGTGAGGGTAACCGAGAGCATCATCACCCAGACTGGAACGAATGGTGGTACATTATTGATGGAGAGTGGGAGTGGGACATTGAAGGAGTTAAGAAAGTTGTAAAGACTGGTGATATAGTTTTTATAGAAAAGGGTAGAAAGCATAAGATTACTGCGGTAGGAGATAAGCCTGCTATTAGATTAGCTGTAAGTCGGAGTGATGTTGAGCATGTCTATGATGTTTGAAGGGAAGACCGTTCTAGTTACAGGAGCAAGCCGAGGTATTGGGAGACAGTTAACTAAGGATTTTATCGACCAAGGGGCTAAGGTTATAGCCACTAGCACGGGGACTTTAAACTTTTTAAATGATGAGTCTGTGCAATCCTTCTTGCAGAGTATAGAAGGTATGACTATTGATATATGTGTTAATAATGCGGGCGTCAATGAAGTGAAGCCTTTCTGTGAAACTTCAGATGAGGCGTGGGATAATATATTAAAGGTTAATCTTACAGGGGCTTATAAAATTAGCAAGGCTGTCCTGGGAGGGATGGCCTCGCGGGGCTATGGAAGGATTGTCAACGTAGCCTCTATATGGGCTCACAAGTCCCGTGTAGGCCGCGCTGCGTACTCGGCAAGCAAGTTCGGCCTGCGGGGCCTAACCCAAGCTATAGCGGCAGAGGCAGCGTCTCAGGGGGTCCTGGTAAACTCCGTATCTCCAGGCTTCACGATGACGGATTTAACTAAAAAAATCCTAGGAAAAGACGGTATTCGTGAAGTTGAGGGTAGTATTCCTTTAGGTAGGCTCGCTACCCCTAAAGATATATCTAACGTAGTTTTGTTTCTGGCTAGTGATTTGAATTCTTATATATCAGGGCAGGATATTGTGGTGGATGGAGGTTTTATGAATGTTTGAAGTCCAGTCGTACAGGAAGAAGTACAAAGTTAGCTTTACCGATTTACAAGACATTCCTAAGATAAAAAACTCCATAGCTATTATTGATCGCAATGTATACAATCTGTACAAAGACTCTTTAGTAGATAAGTTTGATTACTTTTGCACTATAAGTGCTACAGAAAGTAATAAGACTTTAGATAAGTGTATCGCTTTATTAGATTATATTTGTAGGCATCAAGAGGTTAAAAAAGATACGTTGCTTGTGGCTGTTGGAGGAGGTATAACTCAGGACGTTACCTCTTTTATAGCTTCAATTCTTTATAGGGGTATAAGTTGGTCTTTTATACCTACCACCCTTCTAGCTCAAGCAGATAGCTGCATAGGGAGCAAGACCTCCATTAATCATCGAGGTGTTAAAAATTTAGTTGGCTCCTTTTACCCGCCAGATAATATATGGTGTGATCCTAAGTTTTTAAATAGCTTAGAGGATTCTGATATAGATTCAGGTATTGGTGAGATGCTTCATTATTTTATGCTGTGTGATTCTGACTACCTGGATAAAATAGATAAAGAAGACTTATCTGGGGCCATAGCAGAGAGTCTTAGAATAAAGAAAGAGATGATCGAGAAGGATGAGTTCGATGAGAACGATAGACGTATTTTTAATTACGGACATACCTTCGGTCATGCAATAGAATCTATTAGTAATTACTCTGTAAAGCATGGGTTAGCAGTAACCCTAGGAATGCATATAGCTAATTATGTTTCTTACAGATTAGGGCTTATACCTAAAGATACTCTGGATTATCTGCAAAGTAAGATAGAGTTTAATTTACCTTCTTTTGAAATGGAGGATCTTGATGGTTACATTTCTAAGCTATTGAAGGATAAGAAGAATGTAGGAAGAATGTTGGTTTGTATCTTACCTTATGGTGTCGCTGATTATCGAGTGACTCACTACGAAGATATAGATAACCTTTCTAATATTTTGGAGAAGTACTTTGATGAACGTAAGTAGAAGCAATAAGTACAACATTCGAATTGATCTTGACAAGAGCCATGATTCTTATTTATATGATAAGAATAGTGACCGTGAGTTTTTAGATTTCTTGGGGATGTTTGCTTCACACCCTCTAGGTTATAATCATCCTATATTTAAAACAGATGAGTTTGTAGATGAGGTGTTAAGGGTAGCTCATACTAAAATCACTAACTGTTTTATTGGATCAGATGAGAGTATAGAGTTCGATAAAGCTTTTACCAAGTTTGCCCCTGATTGTTTTTCTAACTTTTACTACTGCTGCACAGGGTCTCTTGCGGTAGAAGCTGCTTTAAAAACTGCTATAGAGCATTTTATAGATAAAGTACCTCATGTGAATCCTAAAGTTATTACATTTACTGAATCCTTCCACGGCATTAATGGCTGGGGGTCTTTTGCTACCTCTAGAGATGGCGAGGTAGGTAAGAGGTTGGATGGTTGGCCCTCTTCATACATATGGGAGGCTGATGGATTAGGTGAAGGTTGTTTCCATATGGAGGTAGAGTGGCTCCTTAGAAGAGGAGACGTTGCTGCTGTTTTGGTTGAGCCTATCAGATCTACCTACGGAGACAAACCGTTCTATGAAGGATTCTTTGAAAAGGTGCGAGCGGCTTGCGATGAGTGGGACGTACCTTTAATCTTTGATGAGGTTCAAACTGGGATGGGTATCACAGGTACTAAATGGTACTATGAGCAGCTAGGGGTAGAACCAGATATTTTAATATTCGGTAAGAAGGCCCAGATCTCAGGCATCATGGTTAAAGATAAGTATTCTAAAATATTCAAACAGCCTTATAAAAAGCTAGAAGCCACCTGGGATGCTACAGTGATGGACATGATACGGTGTAAGCATATCTTAAAAGCTTACGCTGAATATAGTATTTTAGATAATGTAAAAAATGTAGGCCCATACCTACTCGAAGGTTTAAAAGGGATAGATTCTCTTAAGGATGTGAGAGGGGTGGGTCTTATGTTAGCATTTGATTTTGATACTGGATCGGATAGAGAGTCGTTTTTAGAAAAGGTTTTAAGAGAGGGTCTTCTAGTGAATACAGCAGGAGACACTACGGTAAGACTTAGACCTAATCTTAATCTAACTAGAGATGAAGCTGATGAGGCTTTAGCTATTATAAAGAGATGCGTATAAATTTCAATCAACTATTAGTTTCAAAGGATAAGGGTTTCGTTTACCACTTTATCCCCAGGGTTGCATGTAGTACACTTAAGTACCACCTCCACACATTCATAGAGGGAGCTACCGTTGTAGCCAAGGAAGAAGTGGACGTTCCCAATTCCCCTCTTCATGAAAGTGTTTCTAAAGTATCCAAGCCAGCCAGCGAGATTCGTAATTACGAGGATTATTTTAAGTTTTTAGTGGTTAGGAATCCGTATGATAGGGTTATATCCTCCTATTTTGAATATGTTGTACCTAGGTCTGGTAGGAAATTCAATTCTTTCGTCAAGGACTTAGACTCTATAATTGAGTGGCACCCGCAACTTGACCATTTCATGCCTATTTCTGATATGTGCGCCCCGTTAGACACCTATAATAAGGTCTACAAGATAGAAATGGACGCTATTACTGATATTCAAGAGGATTTAAACGTCTCCTTCGAAGAGGGGGTTAAGTTTAGCTCTTCTAAAAATAATTATTATGATTTATCTACGGAGGATTTGGATTATTTTTGCTCTGTAATAGATCGACTGTATGCCGAGGATCTTAATAGTTTCGATTACACGGTGAAAGATTCTCAATACCTAAAAACATTTAACTATAGGAGAGATATATGATACTACTTTCAAATAATTTATTAAAGTTACCTGAATTTAAAGACACTAAGAATGTTGTCGTAAGAATTAATATGGCTCATGTCAAGGATAAAGAGGAGTTAAAATCTTTTGTGGATATTGATTCTGATGTATTCCTAGATTACCCTAAAGGAAGGACCAAGCCTCCTGTGCCTACTCTTCATATTCCAGACGCTCTGGATATGATGAGTAAGCATCCCAATATAAAATACTTCGCCCTATCTAATATGGAAAGCCCATCCGAAGTTAAGATGATAGGCAGCCAGTTGCCTGACCATGTAAGCTTTATTCCTAAGATAGAGACTTTGAAAGGTGTCTTAAATTTGAAGTCCATGATAGACACTGGGTACATAAAACATATTATGCTTGATTCTGAGGATTTATATACGGACGCTAAAAATGATGTAGAGTTGTACTTATACTTAAAGAATCGAGTACTTAACACTTGTAAAGATAACGGTGTCGAAGTATTAGAGTTACATGGGGTAGTTTTTAAGAGTGGGAAATAAGTATTTAGCTCGGTGCTATGGTCCGTGGAAAAATCTAAAGCTTCCTTTATCATTTAAGTGCCATGTAGATACTGCGAGGATGAGTTATTTTGAACGGGAGGAAGGGGTTAAGTATGTGTACATAGACTCCGAACCTCCCTGGTCCTGCACACCTCTTGAGGAGATTAAGACTAATGCTCATCGTTATGATTTGATAATGACAACGTATAACGAGGATATCTTGGAGCAAGTTCCTGGGTCCATAATGCATCACGTTCGTCATGATCCTTACATTGATCCTTCTTACAAACCAGAGTTTGAAGATAAGAAGTTCTATGTATCCTATTTGATATCTACATGGTCTAGACAGGATTACGGGTTTGCTATTCGACAGCCTGCTTGCGAGCTTCTTAGAAATCATTCTGTTCCCCACAAGATATGGTCATCGAAGAGGACTCCCTATCCTGGAATAGAGATTCTGCCCAATACCTACCCTCCTGATGTTTTGGATGATTATAACAAGAGCATTATCTTTGATGCTATGTTTTCTATAGCTACGGAAAATCATATTCAAAGGAACCATTGGCAGGAGAAAGCTTTAGGGTGCTTCTGGACTAGAACTGTTCCCATTTATTATGGATGTCCTAACATATCTGATTTTGGATTTAGGGAGGACGGTATACTTAGGTTTAATACGGTAGAAGAGTTAGAAGCCATTTTAGATAAGTTAAGCCCTGAGCTTTACGAAAGTATGCAGGAGGCAGTAGAGCATAACTTCAAACACGCGACCGAGAACTATAGTATATCCCAGCATGATTGTATTGCAGGAGCTATTGAGGAGTATTTTAAGAATGATTAAGATATACTCTAAAGTCGATCCTTCTATTCTTTTAGCTTCTGTTCTCAGAGGAGAAGAACTGACGGATTATAGAGCCGATCTAAGCCCCGAAGAAGAGTACCTGCAAGTATCAGGTAGAAAGTTAAATAAAGGTATTAAGGTTAAAGCTCACAAGCATTTACCGATTGAACGCACTACAGATATCACCCAGGAATCTTGGGTTGTTGTGAGCGGGATGGTTCAAGGAACCTTCTACGATTTGGATGATTCATTTATATATCAAACTGCCCTACGCTCTGGTGATTGTGCGGTATTATTTAAAGGGGGACACTCTTTAGAAGCTCTAGAGGATGAAACCTTATTTTATGAATTTAAGAATGGACCGTATTATGGATTTGAGTCAGATAAAGAGTTTATTAGATAGTAATCAAAATTTAGTAATAGTATTAGATAAGTCTTATTATTTAGATGAGCCTATAACCATACCTTTTCAGTATACTCACGATCTTACTATTATAGGTAATGGCTTTTCTATAGAAAGTAAGGAAGGCCCTTCCTTTATTGTTAAGGGTGGAGTCTTAAGGATGTATGGGTGTAAACTAAACTCCCCTGTAGTTATTAATAATTGTATTAATAACAAACCTCACGCATTTATAGGGGTTGATTTCTCTGAAATAAAAGAGGATGTCCCTGCTATCGTGGTAGACAATACTGACTTAGTTGCCCCAGAAGGTTATGAATGCTCTCCAATGCGTGTATTGGTCACGGCTTCTGTCGCTCCTAAAAAGTTGGAGTCGGCCCCTTTTGTGTCCTTTAAAGATAATAGTGAGGGGACTCTTTGGGTTGTTGGATGCGATTTAGGTCACTCATCTAAGATGGTAGCTGAGGGGGTAGGCCCCAGGTCTAGCTTAGTGTCTGTAAGTAATATTTTAGGATCATCTAAAGACTTTTTAGGTTCTGAAGTTAGGGATAAGATATCTTTTAATAATTACTATTATGATAACTCCTCTAGAAGTAAAGTTCTCTCAGAGTATGGAGGATTTCTGCATAATGAACCTTGGGTGGTTGATAGGAGGGATAGGATTGATGTCTCAGCTATACCTACCGTAGTAATGCCTCCCGTTTTCGGAGCCTCTGGAATTGAGTTATCCTGTGAAGGATCTACAAAGGTAAGGTATGTGGCTCATAGAGATATAGATTCGCCTCCTCCTCCTTCTGATTATATTACCGTTTGGGATCAATGTAGTCTGAAAGATTATACTTATATGTCAGAGGGCGACACGGCTATCAACTGTTATGTAGATAATTATTACGAATGCCCTCAAGATTATGTGTTATTCACAAATCCTTTTGATTCTGCGGAGAGGTTGCGTAGAATAAGATTTGACGATAGAAAGCCAGGAACCTATTAAATGAGTAAAGTTAGTATTATAAAGTTAGGTATGCATCCGTTTGCTGATACTTTTATTTCGGAGAAGTACTTAGGATCTCCTGAGCCTGTGTACTCCTTAGAATGTTTATTAGATACAGAGACGGGACACGTTTCAGTTAAGTACCCTACTAAGGCGAAGGAAAGGTATAACCTTTATGACTACTCTTATACTGCTTCTAACTCTAAGGTCTCCAGAGATCATTGGGATATTTATTCTATCCATGTACCTGATAAATTAAAACTTCCTAAAGGAAGTGCGGTCTTGGAAATTGGTTCTAACGATGGGTACTTGTTAGGAAAGTTTTGTGATAGGGGGTATACTGCGTCAGGTGTAGACTCTGCCTATAATATGTGTTCATTAGCTAGAGAAAAAGGTTTAAATACTTACTGTGGGATTTTTTCTAAATATACAGCGACTACTCTAGCTAGTGAGGGTGTTAAAGTAGATTTGGTTGTAGCTAATAATGTTTATAACCATGCTAACGATCCTGTAGATTTTGCTTTAGGTGTCAAGGAAGTCCTTAATCCAGGGGGAGTGTTCGTATTTGAAGTTCCTTATTGGTACAATACTATTACGGATAAAAAGTTCGATCAGATTTATCATGAGCATGTCAGCTATTTTACAGTTAAGTCGGCATGTAATGTACTAGCTTCTGCTGGTTTAGAAGTCTTTGATGTGGAGTGGATTCCTTATCACGGAGGATCTATTAGAGTTTATGCTTCTGCGGATACCTCTAGGAAGAAGACTAATGATGTAAAAGTATTCATCAAACAAGAAGAAGAAGCTAGGTTATTTGATCCTAGTATGTATAAGAATTTCATGCATAGTATTACCTTCCGCCGCAATACCTTTTTACAAAAACTCTATAGCATCGCAACGCACAGCAACGCACCTATTGTAGGTGTAGGAGCAGCAGCGAAAGGTAACACGTTTCTAAATTTTTATAATCTTGACAGCACTATCATAGATTACGTGACCGATTCCTCAGAGTTTAAGATTGGAAAGTACACCCCTCTGTCTAGGATTCCTATCGAAAGTGATGAGGTTGTTTTTAGTAAATATTCTAAAGTTTACGCGATAATACTATCGTGGAATATATCTGAGCATATTAAAGAGAAGCTTAAAGGTATTAATAAGAATATAGAGTTTATAACACCATGATAAAAAGAAATATAAGAGACGTAGAGGATACCCATTTAGAACTGCATGAGGATAAGCGTGGAAGCATTGTTGATGTATTTTACGACGATCACATCGAACATGTTACGGTAGTTAAATCTAACCCTGGAGCTATACGAGGAAATCACTACCACAAAGAGACCACCCAGCACATGTTGATTACTAAAGGGGCTCTTGAGTACTGGTACAAACCCTTAGGCTCCGTTGAGGATGCCAGCATGGTTCTTCTTGAAGAAGGGGACTTAGTAACTACTGAACCTAATGAGGTTCATGCGTTGAAGATATGCGAAGAGGGGAACGAGTTTATTGTATTTACTGAAGGTATGCGAGGTGGTATGGATTATGAATCTGACACTTACAGAGTAGACAATATTATACTATAAGGATTTTATATGGCTAGAAGATTACAGAGTAGCACTGAGCCTGTCAAGTGGGACGAGTTAGATGAAGAAACCCAAAAGAGGTTTACGCAGGATGGGGATATAGAGCTTATTCACTGGTATTTTAAAGATGAGGCTGAGACTACCAAGCACTATGATGCTCAACATGTGGAGTACTTCCTGCAAGGTATTAAAAGAAGACAGACAGGAGGTTATGGCCTTACAGATTATTACTTATATCAAGCCTTGGATGCTTATCCCGTGAAAGGCATGGATGTAGCAATAATAGGATCGTGTCAGCCTTGGTACGAAGCCGTTTGCTTAGATTACGGAGGCTGGCCTTCTACGATTGAGTACAACAAGCTCACCACTAATGATCCTCGCCTATCTCTTTACACAGTTGAAGAGTTTAAAAAGTCTCCTAGAAAGTTTAAAGCGGCGTTTTCTATCTCCTCCTTTGAGCATGACGGCTTAGGAAGGTTCGGAGACCCTATCAACCCTGATGGGGACTTGGAGGCCATGAAGGAGGTCAGAGAGACGATGCTGGAGCCTGGAGGGCTCCTCTACCTATCAGTGCCTAATGGGGTAGACAAAGTTTGTTTTAATGCTCATAGGATTTATGGCAATAAGAGATTTTATAAACTGATTGAGGGGTTTGAGATAGTAGATTACTATCCTAAGAACTTTAAAGAAATGCTTGAGGTAGATACGGGAAGTGAATGCCCTCAGCCAGTAGTAGTTCTAAGGAATAAAGGATGAGCTTCGAGCCTGTACTGACGTTTGAAAATGAGATAGCAAAGTTTTATGGGGCTAAGTACGCTATAGCTACTGACTGTTGTACTCACGCAATAGAGTTATGCCTTAGGTATGTAAAAGCTGATAATATAATAATACCGACTAGAACTTATATTTCAGTACCTTTTACCGCTGTTAAGCTTGGCTTATCTTGGCAGTGGAATAATTCTAAATGGTATGAGTATTATCAAATAGGTAATACGAATATCATAGATGCCGCTGTCTTGTGGAGGGAAAATAGCTATGTGCCAGGGACTTTAATGTGTTTAAGCTTTCAATATCAAAAACACTTAAGTTTGGGTAGAGGAGGTATGATTCTGACAGATGATAAGGACGCAGCTAATGAGCTTAAGAAAATGTCTTATGACGGGAGACTTCCTGGGAAGCCCTGGAGAGAGCAGGACATTAGATCAGTAGGGTATCATTACTACATGACACCAGAGACCGCAGAGGACGGCCTAAACAAGCTAAAGGAAGCGAAAGAATCCCCCTCTAAACGATGGGTGTGGGAAGATTGGCCCGATTTAAGAGAGATGAGTGTCTTTAGTGAGCTATAATAGGTCATGACAAAAAAAGCATTAATTATTGGTATAGCGGGTCAGGACGGCAGTTATTTATCGGAGTACCTTTTATCTTTAGGGTATGAGGTACATGGTATAGTAAGACGTAATTCGGTAGCGGAAAATCAAGACGATAGAATCAGTCACCTTAATGTAACTTGCCATTACGGAGACCTTTTAGATGTTCCTTCCCTCACTCGTATAATATCTTCAGTTAAGCCTGATGAGATTTACAACCTGGGAGCGCAGAGTCACGTTAGGATTAGTTTTGATGTTCCTTCGTTCACCATCCAGACGAATGCTTTAGGGGTATTAAATTTATTGGAGATTTGCCGAGCTATACTACCTGACGTTAAATTTTACCAGGCTAGTTCCTCGGAGATGTTTGGTAACTCTATAGATGAGGACGGTTACCAAAGAAAGACTACTCCTATGAACCCCACCTCTCCTTATGGGTGCGCTAAGGTTATGGGGTACAATCTCGTCAGGCACTACAGGGCAGGTTATTGTATGCACACCTGCAATGGTATTCTATTTAATCATGAATCTCCTCGTCGTGGATCTAATTTTGTAACCAACAAAATTGTAAAGACTGCGGTAGAGATTAAGAAAGGTTTAAAGGATACCCTCGCATTAGGTAATTTAGATGCCTCTAGAGATTGGGGCCACTCTAAAGATTATGTGAGAGCTATGCACATGATTTTAAATAACGATGAGCCTGGGGATTGGGTGGTTGCTACAGGAGAGAGCAGGACCATTAGAGATATGTGTAAGACCACTTTTGATTATCTAGATATGAACTATGAAGATTACGTTACCGTGGATAAGAAGTTCTTCAGACCCCAGGAATTAAATTTTTTAAAGGGGGATTCTACAGAGATTCGAGAGACTTTAGGGTGGAAGCCAGAGTATACTTTTGAATCTATGGTTGAGGAAATGGTAGACCATTGGATGGAGATAATATGATAGAAAAAGTAATAGAGTTTCATGAAAAGTTCGGGCACAAGATAGCTTTCATTCAGGCCCGCCAGGATGAAAGAGAGATTACAAAAGAAGAGGCTGATATTATCAAGCTTCGTCGTGAGCTTATTCAAGAAGAATTTAAAGAGCTTATGGAGGCTCCCTTTTTAGATGAGGTTATGAAGGAGGCGTGTGACCTTGTGTACGTCCTTCTGGGGATGTTTGTGGAGTTCGGGTGGGACTTTGACGAGGCATTTAGTAGAGTCCATGAGAGCAATATGAGCAAGCTTGGAGAGGACGGCAATCCGATCTATAGGGAGGATGGTAAAGTTCTTAAGGGTCCTAACTTCGAGAAGGCAGATCTATCTGATCTTGTATAAAAGTCAAATTTCAACAGGTTATTTGAGAAGTCCTTGCTAGTATACGTGCATGAGTATGAATGACGAAGTATTACAAAGGTTACAAAACGCTGGCCTGCTATCCGATCAAGAGTTAAATTTAGGCAACGTACCTACAGGCTCCTACGCCCTCAATAAAATCATCTCAGGGGATTACCACAAAGGTATTCCGATTGGGATGATTACTCAAATTCACGGAGAAGCTAGTACAGCCAAAACTGTATTTGCTACTCACATTTTAAAAGAAGCTCAACAAAAAGGTTACTATACTCTTTTAGTTGATAGTGAAAATGCATACAGCACTGAATTTGCTTCGGCGTTAGGAATTGATCCTACGAAACTAATTTATGCTGCTCCTGAAACTTTGGAGGATTGCTTTGAAACTATCGAGAGTACAATTAAAAGCATCCGTGAAGTAGACCAAGACACTCCGATTGTTATCGCTTATGATAGCATTGCAGTCTCTCCCTCCAAGGCAGAATATGAAGCTGAGAGCTATGAGGGGAATAACATGCAAGGGGCTGTCAGGGCAAAGGCTACAGGCGCTTGTCTACGCAAGATCAACCCTCTTATGCGTAAATACAAGGTAGCACTTGTGGTTATCAACCAGATTAGAAATAAGGTAGGGGTTATGTTCGGTGATAACTCTACCCCTGCTGCTGGTGGTAAGTCTCTGGAATATTACCTAGGTGTTAACCTTAAGTCCTTGTCCGCTAAGTCTGAGAGGATCCTCAATGACAGGAAGCAGATTATAGGTATTCGAGGGAGATGCAAGAACACGAAAAATAAAGTATCGGTTCCCTTCCGTGAGTGTGAGTTCGAGTTAATGTACGATAAGGGCCTGAATCCTTATTACGGACTCCTAAATCAGCTAGTATCAGATGGCACGGTGGAGCAGTCTGGGGCTTGGTTCTCTTACAAGGACACTAAGTTCCAGAACAAGACCTTCAATGACGGTCTACTTACCGACGATAAGTTTAGTGAATTAAGAGAGGAGATTGGGCTATGAGTGAAGAAGAGAAGGATTTTATGTCTCTGCTGAATGAGATGATTGATGAAGTGTTCAAGGAGAAGATGGATGATCACTTTGATGGAAAAAAACCTGAGATTTTTTATGAAAGTATAGAAGATTACACAAGGGCTACAGGTAAGCGTTTTCGTATAAATAAAGACCAAAAGGAGAGAGGGTTGAGTCGGGATGAAGCTTTCCGAGAGCTTTTTCCCGAAAAACCTAACGATTAATCCCTATATATTAAAGGGAGGTATCAAAATGGGTAGCTCATATCGCAAGATTTATGTGGACAGCGGTAAGTACATATTTCATTACCAGTTCAAATTTCTCAAAAATATTATAAAAAAGGATAAGACTTTTACCTCTGGAGAGATGAAAGAGTACCTTGACAAGTTTGTTATTTATAATATGATAAGCGATTTAGAGGAGCAGTACGGAGACTCCGCTAGTCTGGTTTGGCTAGATGAGGTAGATACCGTAGCTTTTCAATTCCCAGAGGACGGTAAGATTGTGGAGGCACTGTCTAAAGAGGGTTTTGAGTTTCCAGAACTTGATGAGGATTATTGGTAATGCGGCTTACTTACTTTCAAAAGATCGTGTTCGCAGGGTTGGAGGTGATCTCAGGTGTATTGAATGTGTTTACGGCACTTATCGGCAAGAACCCAACGTGGGAGCTTGAGGCTAAGTATTGGAAGAGTAAGCTGGATAACGTATATAATAATCGAGTAAATTCGACGGCAAAAGAACGTGCTGATGCACAGAAGAGGTATAATGACGAGCGAGACCGTCTCATTCAATCCAACACAGATTGATAGTATTCCCGCAAATTGGACAGGGGAGGATCTTCTTAATTGGTTTAGGTTCGAGGATAAAATCGCACCTCCTATTAGGAAGCTGCTTCCTTATGATGACCCTGACTCACCTATGGTGTGGGAGGGTATACAGAGTTACGAGGACTTAATGTTTATTTATATTAATAAAGACTTATGGGGGTTTAATAATGCCTAGTGAATATGTATTAAAGACTAGCCCTATTGATGGCAATAGGATTAAGAAGATAGCCAAGCAATTGGTAGACGATGCTAAAGAGGATAGAGATCTTACGCTAGAAGCGTATAGGTTTTTCAAAGAGTTAGCTGAAGAGAACCCTGCTGATAACGTAGCCAAGACTCAAATGGGTGCGCTCCTTAAGATCCTTCAAAGTACGCATAGTAAGACTGTAGACGCGATTAACGCCCTCCTTAAGTATGAGGATCTTCAACTTAAGAAAGAGCGGACAACCTCCGCTACAGGCACGGACGATAGTATTTACGATATTCTACGAAAAGAGGATTGATGAACAGTAACCCTTATAGGATTTATTGCCCTTTTTTAGATGAGGTACTTAATATTAAGGTATTATCTCCTGAGGAGGAGATGAATCTATCTACTGAGGTATATAAAAAATTATCTCAGGCGACTAAAAAAGTAAGCATTGCTGAGTATAGGCAGCATGTGTGTTCCTTAGTTGTTGAGGGTTGGGAGCCCCTGCTTCAAAAAGTTATTGATTCCATTTATGGAGTAGGGAGAAATACGGCAGAGAGGGATATATTCAGTAAATACGTAAGAGAGATTTATCATTCCGTATTAGCAGTGTACAGTACCTTAGATTTAGATATGATGCTTTCCAAGCTTAATAGTGAACGTATGAAAGAAGATTGGTCAGAGTATTTAAAGAAGGTTATGCTAGGTTTAGAGGATGATTTTGAACCAGACAATAAGCCCAAAACAAAAGCAAGCCCTGTGGAGGCTACGCTACCTAAAACTGTTACCGATTTAATTAAATTAGAAGCTAAGTTAAATAAGTTAGTAATCGGACAGTCGGAGGCAGTTAGAGCTACGGTAGACTCTATCAAGCTCGCTGCAACAGGCATGGCAGAATTTAGTACTCTTTTCTTCGTTGGTCCTACAGGTAATGGAAAGACTAGATTAGCTAAAGTGCTGAGTGATATTTACTACAAAGATAGATTCTTTAAGATTAATTGTGGAGAGTATTCTAATGCTCATGAATACGCAAAGTTAATTGGCTCTCCCCCAGGATACATTGGACATACGGATAAGAGTCTTTTGTTTGAGAAGGCTGAGAAGTCTAACAGTTGGGTATTTCTCTTTGATGAGATTGAGAAGGCTCACCCCAAGTTCTATGATTTCCTTCTGAACTTAATGGATGAGGGAAAAGTTACGGATGCCAATGGTAAAGATCTAGATTTTTCCAAGTCCTTATTTATTTTTACCTCTAACCAAGGTACTGGAGATATTAAGAGAAACCCCGTAGGTTTCTCCAATGTCAAGAAAGAGGGGGATGATTTGTTCAAGGAGAGGAAAGAAACCTTTGAAGAGTCTATTAAGAGACACTTTAATCCTGAGTTTATTAATAGAATTGATAAGACTATCATATTTAATCAACTAGATAAAGAACAGATAGCTAAAGTGGCTAAGTTGGAATTGGCAGGTGTTCCTGTTAAGAAGACTAAAGAGCTACTCAACTATATAATAGAAAATGGATACTCTGATGAGTACGGAGGTCGATTTATGGTAAAGTTTATTAAAAACAATATATCTATATTGGTAGCCAATGCTGTACTTGAAGGCGTGTTGCCTAAGTCTGGTAATCTATACACTTGTAAGGTAAAAGACAATAAACCTTATATAGTAGAAAGAGGAGAAGTATGAGAAGACGATTAGGGAGAAGAAATGCGTTGGTAGCTCAACAGCAGGCCGAAGAAGAAGTTAAAAAGCAGGAGCAAGAAGCTTTAAAAGCTTCTACTCCTAAGAAAAAGGCTCCTAAGAAGAAGACTGCTAAAAAGAAAACTTCTAAAAAGGCTCCTAAAAAAGATCAGTAGTGTTGAGGTAGGCACCCTACGCCTTTCGTGCTGCTGAACTTCGCTACCGCTCCCCACTAGAAATAGTGGGGAGTTTTACATATGTTCAAATCAAAGAAAACAAAAAGATACGAAGCTTTATATATTGACATAGCCCAACGAATCTCTGACATGTCTCATGCTGAGAGATTAAAGGTTGGTTGCGTATTAGTTAAGAACGATAATATTTTATCATACGGTTTTAACGGAGCACCTGCGGGATTTGAGAATACTTGTGAGGATTCCGATGGACATACTTTACCTCATGTTCTACACGCTGAGTCTAACTGCATAAGCAAAGTGGCTAAAACCCCTATGTCCTCAGAAGGGGCTACGCTCTACTGTACGCACTCCCCCTGTATGGATTGTAGCAAGCTTATTGCTCAAGCAGGAATTAAAAAGGTTATTTATGCCACAAAGTATAGAGACGATTCTGGTATTTATCTACTAAAAAGTTGTGATATCGACGTAGAGCAGCATTACCCACCAAAGGACTTGAAGGACGACTAACCTGGGCTATTATAGAGGCGTGCAGGGTGAGCCCGAGGCAACAACGGCTGTCAGAACACACACCCTGCACAACTGACTGCCTCCTGTAGCTCATTGGTCAGAGCAGTGTTCTTATAAAGCATTGGTAGGTGGTTCGACTCCACCCAGGAGGACCAAGCCGATGTGGTGGAATAGGTATACACAACAGACTTAAAATCTGTCGGGCATTGCCCATGCGGGTTCGACTCCCGCCATCGGCACCAGTACAACGGAGAGTGGCGCAGCTTGGTAGCGCGGTGCGTTTGGGGCGCACAGGCCGTAGGTTCGAATCCTATCTCTCCGACCATTTACAATCCGCAGTAGCTCAATGGTAGAGCGTTCGGCTGTTAACCGATAGGTTGTAGGTTCGAGTCCTACCTGCGGAGCCAGCCAGAATAGCTCAATTGGCAGAGCAGTTGCCTTGTAAGCAACAGGTTTTCGGTTCGAGTCCGAATTCTGGCTCCACTTACAATGCACCCATAGCTCAATTGGATAGAGCAACGGACTTCTAATCCGTAGGCTTCAGGTTCGAGTCCTGATGGGTGTACCACCTTTAGAAAGGAAATTATTATGAAGCAACCTATTATGAATTCTATCGTTATTCTGGGTCTAGCCGCATTCCCTATGAGTGTAGCCACCCTTACTTCAAAGACTGAGGTTAAGGGCAAATTCCCAGACAATTATATCCCTATGTTTCACGACAATAGTGATGCTGTATCTACTGCCCTAAACACGGCTCAAATTACTCGCATTACTCCTAAGTTCGACCATGATGGTCTACTGTCCAGGGATAAAAAAGCTACTGGAGGAGTTAGCTACCTAGAGGTACAATTCTCAAATGGTGAGAAGATTCAAGTGTTTGAGCCTCTTGACGAATTCCTTGAGAGGATTCGTCGTAGCCAACCGTGATCCATATCGCAAAGAAAGCCTCTGAGAAATCTCAAGAGAGGTTTAAGATGGGAGCAGTCATCACCCGAGGTAATCGGGTGTTGGCTCATGGTTATAATATAAACAAAACTCACCCTAAATATGGAAGTGGTGAGTACAAGACGGTCCACGCGGAGTCTTCTGCAATTTGTAAATGCATCAGACAAGGCACTAAACTTGAAGGTGCTTCCATTTGGGTATATAGAAGGAATGAGCAGTTAGCTAAACCTTGCCCATGTTGTATGGAACTAATACGCTCAGTTGGTATTAAGAACGTCTATTATACGGACGGGAAGGGTCAACTTTCTCATATAAAACTGTAAAGGATTAAAAATGTTTCTAAAATGGTATGTAGTTAGTTTCTTTGTTAGTATTGTCTTAGCTAGTTTTGCTAAAGGGGAAGCGACTCAGAACTATAAGTTCGATTATTATGTAAACTCGGTCAGTGGAGATGACCAGAACGATGGTTCTCTTGAATCCCCTTGGCAGACCGTTAACAAGGCTTTAACAGCCACAGGCAGGGTGGGGTTCTTCTCTGGTTTCTACGGTAGCATTGCGGAGACTACAGACTCTCAGAGGACGGGTAGACTGACTCTGAAAGCTGTCCCTGGTAATTATGTGTACACTCAGAGTATTTATCTTAATTATGATAATCCTACTTTGGCTGCACTAAGGATTGAAGGGTTTGAGGTTACCAGCAATAATTCTAATCTGGTATATCTTAAGAACGCTTTAGGTGTACATATTGAGCGATGTACAATCCATGCAGAGAAGTGGGCTCTGAACGGTAAGGGTAGAGATGCTTTCGAGATTCTTAATTGTTCTAATATCCTAATTCGAGGTAATAAGGTCTACGAAGTTAATAGGGGAATTACAACCAGCAACACTACGAGTCTCACAGTAGCTAATAATTACTTCCGAACTAAAGCAGGTACTTGCATACAATATGCAGGAGGTTGTGCATATGCTCTGATCGAGAATAACCATTTCTCTGGAGATGATTATGTAGGCTACCCTGATGATCCAGACGCACCAGAGAATCCACACTCTAGTCTTATTTCCATTAGGAGTAATGATATCACCATCCGTAATAATCATATGACGGGTAGAGGTAGGATTGGTAACTCCTCTGCAATCATGTGTTATAATAAGGATGCAGCAGGAGGAGAGGACGCTTATTCCAATATTCTTATTGAGAATAATGTAATCTACAATACAATCAATACATATTCCCTGAGGATTTATAATCTAGGATCTAATTTCGTCATCAGAAACAATCTAGTATTCCCTAAGATTAAAACTGGGACTTGTAACGGTAGCGTTTCGGATCAGAGGTATAGGTATTCAGTAGCACTCCAAGTGCATAGTCATGCTCCAGGGTATGATGGCTCTGGTCTGGAGTTGTACAACAACATCTTTATGGGTATTGTAGGCGCATCTACTACTGCAAAAGAATACAACAACATAGTGTGGGCATGGAAGTCTGGATCTTGGTTAGACACATCACCTAGTGGTACTTCTTATATTGCTGTGAGCAGTTGGGGAGGGTGTGGTAATCACCCGAATTTGTTTGAAACTGGGTTCTTAAGGGATAATATAGATCTGTGGTTTACAGTCGATGATCCAGTAGACTGGACTCTTGATGATAATTCAATGGCAGTAAACTTCGGAAACAGTTCGTTCCAACCCGACGATAGCTTAGGGTCCATTGGTCCTAATGGTTTCCTTAGAATGAATGGTAAACCTAGAAGTGATACGGCTCACAGTGCTGGGCCTTTGGAGAAATAATTATGAAAGTAACTGACGCTCGAATCATTCATGTAATGCAGGAGTTTCCCTACAATGGAAGTCTTGCAACCATAGAGGTGTATGAGCAAAGTGGAGGTAATCAAGGTTTAAAAATTAACCTTACTTATCCTGCCAATGAGGGGGATAAGCATCATGCATGTGAACATTTTAATGCAGGACACAATAACAATAAATGATGATGATTGGTTACAGTACACTGATAAGTATGAAGGATTAATGTGGACTGTAGCTCGAAATATATCAGGAGACAGAGCCGTAGCAGACCTGGAAACTAATTATGCAGATTTATGTGTTGCTGCTCTTGATTCTATCAGGGGGTTTCATAAGAAGACTGGGGATTCTTTTGAGGAGATGATGAGTAACAACCTCTTTGATAAGTATACTAAGACTGTTCTTTGGAATTACAAGAACAAGAAGGGTAATTATTTAAAGAAGAGGTATAATATTAACTCTTCATCTGTAGAGCTAGATCCTGATAGTAACATTTCTGACGATAAAACCATCGGAGAGTATAATAAGTACATGGAATCTCTACTAAATAAGTGTGGAAAAGTTCCAAAGGATTATCTGGACGGAGTGTGTAAAAATCCAGATACTATAGAGGATTGCATGGAAATTCTTGATAATTGTTTCGACGACGATAATATAGAGGCATGAACACTGACAAGCGTGACTGGTGGGAGACGGACGAGGACGATGAGTGGGAGTGGTTCTCCGATCAGGAGGATGACGCTGACAACCCTAGATGCCTCGTTAAGCTGAGGACTTACGCAGTTCAATTTAGAACTGATAAGATGCACTCAGTAGAGATTGATGGTATTTCCGAGAGGGACGCTATTCAGCAATTAACAGAGGAGTTCAGGACAGAGATGGAGAAAGAATCTTTTAAGATTATCTCCGTAATCGAGGTGGACTACGATGAGTAGAGATAATTATGAATGGAAAGTAGTTGCATATGCTGATGAGGCTAAACTTAATGAAGTGATTGCATTGTCAGAGGTTAACGGTTGGAAGGTGTCTTATATTGATCTTAGCGAGTATAAAATTATTCTTCAGAAGCCAAAGGTGGAACGATTAGATGGTTAGGGTTTATATAAGTGGGCCGATTAGTTATGTTAGATCTGCGATGATGAACTTTGATAAAGCTCAATTCGCTCTCGAATCTAGAGGTTATGACGTATTCAATCCTTTTGCTATTAGGATGCCTGATACGGAAGAAGAGAAGAAGGAGTACAATAAGATTGGGGAGTGGGCATGGTTCATGCGTAGGTGCATCTCAGAGCTTGCAAAATGCGATGCCATTCTCATGCTTCCTGATTGGATGAGTAGCAGAGGGGCTAGAGTCGAGCGCGACTTGGCCGATGATCTTAAACTTACAATTTACGAAAACCTGGATGAAGTAAAGGATATCAATGAACTACGAGAAAGCTAAAAAGTCTTACGAGTCTTACAACGACATTCACTGCAAGAAGTTTAACGGTGTAGTTAACGAGGGTGCTTATCAGGATTCTATCCTGGTCCTCAAAAACCTTAAGACAGAAATGGAACTGGCTGGAGAGAAAGAGGGTATTCCCGTCCCTGTGACCCTTTGGCCTAAAAAATGAAATATTTGTTGATGTGGACTTTATCGCTTCCATTTAGACTTCTAGCATGGTGGATAGAGTTTTCTTTGATTAATTCGAAAGATTCTAGGGACAGGGATTTTATCATTAACTATAACATTAAAAAGAATAACAAATGAGTGGAATTAGAGAAAAACTTAAGGCTGGCTCCATTACCAAGGAGCAGGCAATCAAATACCTTCGTGGGCTAAAGAAGAAGAGCCCTTGGGATACGCCCCGAATCAATCGCCTAGAGAGGTGGGTGATTAATTTTAAGCCTGGTAGGTCTCAACAGGCGAAACCCACCAGGCGTAAGAAAAAAGCTAAACGAACTAAACTTTAGCAGTTTCGTCGCTAGTATATAGCCATGAACATCTTCGTACTGGATAAAGATCCTAGCAATGCTGCTCGTATGCATTGCGACAAGCATGTTCCTAAGATGATCCTTGAGACTGCTCAGATGCTATCTACCGCCCATCGTGTGTATGATACCCCTCAAGCAGATCACGTTTATAAGAAGGCTCATCTTAATCATCCTTGTACTAAATGGATTCGAGAGTCTGCCGACAATTACTCTTGGGCTTTCGATCTTTTTCGTGAGCTAAACTGTGAGTTTGGTCGTCGTCGCGCCAAGACTCACCTGTCATGGACTAAACTTGGTCAGATCCTCTGCCACAACCCTCCCCTTCCCCGTATAGGTCTCACGCCCTTCGCTCAAGCTATGCCCGACGAGTACAAGCAGGACGATCCTGTACAGGCTTACAGGGCTTACTACAAAGGCGACAAGGCATCCTTCGCCAAGTGGGATTGGCCTTCCGCTCAAACTCCTTACTGGTGGGAATGATGTACGATCCCGAACTTGAGAGCAGACGCAAAGATTGGTGTCAGGCTAAACGATGCAAGGAACCTTCTGATATTATTGTTCAGGAAAAAGGTTACTGCGATTACCATTACGAAGAATTGTTTAGGCTTAACGATCACATTGAAAATGAATATTGTGGTTGTTCAGATTGTACGGCTCCTGTAACGAAGCAGAAGGTTAGCACTGAAACTTTGTACGAACAAAGATCCGTTTTGGTTGCTGGAGACCTAAATAAAAGTAAGAAGGTTGAGAAGAAAGAGACTCGTTGGGCTAGTATAGAAGCATACAAGGAAGCGACTGGTAAGCGTTTCCGCATGACTAAAGATCAAAAAGCCCGTGGGCTCTCTAGAGAGCAAGCCTTCAAGGAGTTTGTAGCATGAGTAGCAGTATGGATGAAGAGTACGTCCTCTACCTGGAAGATCTCTCCGATTTTGTGGAGGGTTTGCTTATCCAAGGAGGCTACCCTGATGAGCAGTTCGAGAATTTGTACACTTTCTGGCGTTATAAATTTGAACAGTCCGCTGCTTTGGTTGTTACTGACCAACTCGTCGCAGACTATATGAATGATTTTGAATCCGATAACCTTAACAACTCACTTAGGGTTTTGATTAAGCAGGGTGCCGTAGATGTTATGTGGGATTCAGAAGCTAACGACTTTGTATTCAAGGCTACAGGATGATTAAATGAAAGTACCAGCTTTACTCGCGTGTGTGTTTTTAGGTTTCGCAATAGGATGCTCAGACCATCCCGAATCTGATAAGGACTTCGATGGTCCTCCTCCTCCTTCAAAGTGTGAGGGGTTCTCTGAGTTAGAGCCTAACGGCACACCTGAGTCGGCTCAATTCATTTCCATCCTCCCAGAGTTCAGTCCTCTCCCAATCTGTGGTGAGTACTTTGGATTCTGGGAGGATGTTGATTTTTATAAGTTCTGGTTACAACCGAACAACACTGAAAGTCAAATCATTGAAATGAATCTTGTGCTGACCGCAGAGCCAGACATTCTTCCTTATGTTAGCTTTTATCAGTCAGAGCTAGATGAAATGGGAATACCTACTGGCGATTATGGTTGGATAGGTACATTCTTCGGAGAAGAAGGGTACTTGGAAGTTATTGATTTTCCAGTACCTTATATATGGGCATCAAAAATGGATCTTATCATCAAAGTTGGACACCTCACTCCTCTATCAGAAGGAGCACACGAATACCAGATATCATACTGGAATTAAAAACATGAAAAATTTATATTCGTTAACTGGAGTTGCTGCGCTGACTTTAGCTTTTTTACTCCCCTCTCAAGACTTAGAAAGAGGTGGAGACACTGGCCGTCCTGAGGATGGCTTTAAATCTAAGGATGTTCCCACCCCTGACCCTATTGATATAAAAGAACCCGACATCATAGCGTACCCTGGCGATGATATTAATAAGATCGTTAGGGATAATGCTTATGGTGGTGAGTTATTTGTTCTAGGCATCTTAGGCAAGCACAATGACAGTCTTCGCCTATGCAAGAAGTATGGGGCTCACACACAGGATGAGGGTGACCTAGTTATACAAGTCGTAGGAATACATACAGACATCCCAGCAGAGATTAGAGGTATTCATTTTTATGACGAGAGAGGTAGAGTAAAGAGTGCTGAGTTTCACAACCTAAGAGTTTCTACATCCAAGGGCGCAAGATCCCCCATACTTGATATTGCTAGGAGTGAAAGGTTAGTATTCAATAGCTTGGAGTTTTACCCTGACCCTGATAATTTAGATCAGTATGGTGGTGCAGGGATGAAGTGGGGTTTTGATCTAGGAGATGGATCAGACTACCTGCATATTAACAACTGCCGAAGAGGTAAGGACCAGAGGTTTGAGGAGCATTGGGCTTACTTAAAATCTACTGGTGCTTTGTTCATTACGAACAATGACATTGGTGGAGGTAATCGTACTGGCTTTCAAGTGAGATTCCCTGGTGGTTATGAGCCTCCTCACGGTCCTATGGTTATCGCTAACAATAAAGCCCTGGACTACGGATGGGATTGGGGTTTCATGAATGGTGGTTCATGTATAACTATATGGGCCAGTCATGAATTTCCAGTTTACATACTTGATAATGAGATTCGTAATGCTAAGTATGGCTGCGTAACTATTACCCAAGAACCTAAGGAATTAACACCTCCTCTTATGCCAGACGGTAGAGCACATTCAAATATTGTTTTCGCGGGTAATGTATTTACCAATCCTCTAGGTGATAGGTCTTGTGTTAGTATTAGTGCTACTCAAGCTGCTAGAGTGTATGGTAACAATAGAATACAAGGCAATGGCGCTCACGACATGACTATTGATTCCAAAACTTCATGGAAGTATGGTGCGTTACCTTCCCTCAGAGTGTATGTTGATAAAAGACTTAAAGAGTCCTTAGATATTATATCTTGGGATGGAGAGAAATATATAGATTGGAATTAGTATGTACGAGTATAGAATTAAGTCGGTAGATAGAATTGTTGATGGAGATACGATAGACGTAACCTTGGATTTAGGTTTCGACATTCACCACAAGACCCGTGTAAGGCTCTGGGGCATCAACACACCTGAGAAGAGGACAAGAGACCTAGAAGAGAAGAAAAGAGGTTACGCTGCATCTGAGAGGCTCGCAGAGCTTCTTAGAACCGAGTCCACTAGTAGTGAGACTCGTAGTGATATTGTCCTCCAAACAAAAGAGAAGGGTAAGTACGGAAGATACCTTGGAGTGCTTTATAGAAAACGTGAGGATGATGAGGTTCTTTTTAATATTAATCAACAGTTAGTAAATGAGGGACATGCTGTAGAATATTTTGGTGGAAAGAGGTAGCAAACCTCTATATAGTTTAGAGGTTTATTATGGACTTTAAAGAATATCTGTATTTAGAAAAGACTCGTTGGAAGAAAGAGGTAGCGCCCGAGAAACAGGGTGCTTTAGGTCGTAAGATCGCAGACCAGCCAGATGACCTTCTCGCTAAAAAGAAGCCTGGTAAGCCATCGCGGACTATAACACTCAGCGACCCCAATGATAGACCATTGCGTAGTTTGGCCTCAAAAGAGCGCCCTACTCCCTCAAGACGAAGCACGGATAAACCTAAACCTGAACCTACCACTACCTCCACCGCCACCGCTACGGATACTAAAAAAGGTTCCCCCTTCCAACCTCCACCTGGAACGCCCAAGATAATGCTTAACCCCCCTGGAAAACCTAAATCTCCTGACCCTGGAGCGGCAGCGGGGCAGAGTTCAACCTCTCCTAAAAAACCAAGTCCTGTTGTAGATCCCATGAGAGCGTATGTTGGTAGACAGCCTGCCAAACCTGCTACCAAGCCTACCCCTAAACCCGCACCCGCTCCTGCCCCAGCATCTCGCGCCCCACAAAGAGGTGGAATCCTGCGTAGACTTGCTGGAGTCAGTGGAAGACTTGCTGGGCGAACCTTGAAAACAGGTGGAAAGCTCGCTGGTAAAACTGTGAGTAGCGCCGTTAGACCTGGGGGCCTTATAAGGCAGGCAGCCTTGGCCGCAACTTTACCCCCAGAGGCTCGCTCCTCAGAATTCCTCAGAAGGCTGAGGCAGTATAGAGGAAAAACCAAGAAAAAGGGTGCCGCAAAGACCACAGACGCTCCTACTGGAACTGAGGGTACGAGGTAATTACTATAGATTAGGTTGATCTAGGGTCTCCTTGTGCTAGTATAGGCGCACAAGGAGACACCCCATGCTGACCAGAGACCAGAAAGCCTACCTCAACCACTACATGGAGTTCATTGTATCAGCAGATGCAGACCATTCATCCAGGATGATGGACAAGATGGACCGTCTGTATGAGAATTTTACTTGGTCTCAAATGGACACGGTTGAGGAGTGGATTGATCGCTATCACCGTGGGGAAGACACTGAGGACATTTCTGGACTAGGATATGATGCGTAGAACTGATGATTGGTGGCTCGAATTCATCCGTATGTTTCTAGAGGAGATGTACAAGGAGTACCAAAACACCGAAGACCTTGCCAGGATGAGGGATTGGTGGGAAGAGAAGCTTGACCAGAAAGGTATGACTCTCTTTTACGATTGATAGTTAAGATTGGAACACCCATACGCTTACGAGAACCCAAACTAGATTAAAGTTATGGAAGACATCAGCAACTACGACGCGATCCGCATTCTCCGCACTCGCACTATGGACGAGATTCGCAAGATCAACCGACAGATCCAGATCATCGACGACTGCATCAAAGAGGCCATCACCTCCCAGGAAGAGGCAGAGCACACCTACGAGGACGCCAAGGAGATGGCTGAGGCCGCTGACGCCGAGGTGAGCCGCCTGCACCTCCTCCTGGCGGATCTTGACCGACAGCGAGAGGAGCTTGCTAACACTGTGGCTGACCTCTCCATCACCAACAAGAACCTGTCTGAACTTGATGAGAAACTCGCTTACCCCAACCTTAAAGGTGTAGAATAATGAACATTAAACTAGAACGTCGAAAGACTCAACTGTTTAGTAAGATTGAAAAGCTCTCGAATGACCTGTATGATTCTATCCTAAACTTGTCTGATTTGCAGGATGAGTTTACTCTGATTGATCCAGCAATCGAGGAGCTTGATGAGTGGTCTGCTAATGCTATGGATAAGGTTGGAGAGATCAATGAGATGATTTACGACCTTGAAGGTTGGCTTTTCGATGGTGATACAGTTGTTGAGCACTTTGAAGATGAAGAAGATTAAGCAAACTCTATACAATGTCGAGGCAGACGATTACCCTGATCTTCGTCAACAGATGGTAGAAGAACTGGTAGATGCTGAGTTACACGACGCTCCTATGGAATCTTTGATGGCTATGTTGGAGGAGCTTGTGACTGAAATGTATCAGAAGATGGATGACGATTCACTGCAAAACCACCACGACCATATCTTTGGGGAAGACTGATGGGACTTTTTAGTTGGGAATGTAAGCATTGTGACCACTCGATCAAAGCACCGTATAATATCCCCTATGGTTGGGAGTATATGAGCAAGGCTGTGCTCCTTCAGGAGCATGAGGAGCCAATCATTGGTGATTACGATGGCTACGGTCGAATCGATGGTGATGATATTCAAACCATGAACCCTGAACTGTGGCATCATAAATGTTGGGAGAATGCAGGTAAGCCTGAGTACACAGGACCCTCTAACTATGCAAGTGACCAGGGATTCTTTTATGATGACCCAAGCTCAAAAGTGATGCAAGAAGCCCTAGAGGCATCAGAAGGTTAATATGAAGGCAGTTAGTTGTGATGAGACAGCAGTATTCCTTGACCACACATTCATCACGATGGATCACAGGGATCAGTACCTAGTTTACTCTCTTCGTGTTACAGCAGGGTCA